AGAATTTTCTGAGACTGCAACAAGACTTGGAATAGATAACACTCCAACAGATCAAGTTTTAATAAATCTACAAACATTAATCTACGAAGTTATAACTCCAATCATAAATCAATTTGGCGATATAAAAATTACTTCTGGTTATCGTTCTCCAGAACTTTGCAAAGCAATAGGAAGTTCTACAACATCACAACACACTCTTGGTCAAGCTGTTGATTGCGAAGTTATAGGAGTGCCTAATAAAGAACTAGCTGACTGGGTAGTTAAAAATTTAACTTACGATCAAGTAATTTTAGAATTTTGGAAACCCGAAGAAGCCAATTCTGGTTGGGTCCATATCTCATATTACAAATTAAATAATCGTAAAATGTATTTAAGAGCATTTAAAGCTAATGGAAGAACGGTTTATGAAGTCTTATAAAAAACAGGTTGGTGGAAGCCACTATAAAAAATACAAGATACAACCTATTGAATTTATAGTTAAAAATAACATTGGATTTGTAGAAGGAAATATCATAAAATATATTTTAAGATTTAAAGAGAAGGGTGGTGTCCAAGACTTAGAAAAAGCTAAACACTATATAGAATTGCTTATAGATTCTACTAAAAGCAAATAATATCATTTAAAACGATTTAGACGCATTTTTAAGCATAGTGGCTTATTTATGGGTATAACCTTAAAAGAACCTTAGATATTAAAAATTAAGGGTATTTTAAGGGTTTAAACAATATAAAAAGGAACATTTAGGGAACATTATGGATATTATAAAAATAGACTCAGATTTTACACCAGAAACACATACAGTTGGAAACACATCTGCACAGTCAGGAGTGATAACAACTGGTTCAGGAATTATTAGAATAGCAGTAACTTCAGGAACTCATGTTAAATTTGGAGTTAATCCCACAGCAACAGTAGAAGATTTGTTAATCCCAGAAAATCAAGTTCAATATTTTTCATTTAAGAGTGGTCAAGTCGTGGCTTTCATACATCATGGTGGTGGTTCGGGAGAAATTAACATCTGTGCAATAGACTAATATGTGGTGGAACATAATACCAACTGTATTCAAAACTGGTGCTGAGATTTACAAAAATCATAAGCAATCAGAATTATTAGAATCAGAAGCTGAACGAAGGTATTATGAACGCATGGCAAAGGGTGAGATTGAGTACCAAAGAGATATTGGCGATCAACAAGACAAGACTTGGAAAGATGAATTTGTTTTGATTGTAGTATGTATTCCAATCATTGTTTTATCTTATGCAATCATTAGTGATGATATTAATATTAAAGCTAAATTAGATTTATTCTTTGATTATTTTGGAAAATTTCCTAGTTGGTATCAATGGTTGATTGTGGGTATCTTTGGTGCGATCTATGGACTTAAACCTACTCTAGACATCTTTAAAAAATGAACTGCTACTTAGTAACCTATGCTATCACATTTGTTAAAAACAATTCTGATAGTTTGGTTGATGATATTGCTTATGTTCGTTTTTTTGATTCAAATACTTTTCCTAATTCCAATAATTTTTTGGCATCACTTAAACTTGCTAAAAAAGTAAGAATTACTGGAGTAGAGTGGGAATACGAGGTTATAAATTTTGATGATGAAATTGATTGTGAACTTTCCAATACTTACCACTAAATTGGTATCAGATAATATTCTATACCATCATTCCAAGATTGAAGTTTTGATTGTGGCAATAATCTTAATATTTGATCTACTGATTTAAAACGAACTCCATCTTTAAAACAAAAGGCAATCGTATATTGTGTAAATTTATTATCACAAAACATTTGACTAAAAGTAATATACTTCTTTAGATCTTTTAATTTAATTTTGTTACTGGCTTTGACTTCAACGAAGAATTGTTGTTGTTTGGGAGCTTCTTTTTTGGAATAAACAAAGTAATCAGGCATCGCAGACAATAAACCAAGTTTATTAAAATAAGGAATAGGGGAATTAGCAAAATCAGAATCATCATTAAAAAGAAGTTTTTTATAATGAAAAGATTTAGACTTGCAATATTCTTCAAACCTTTGTTCTGCGAAGTCAATATAGTTTGAAACTCGTTCTTCATATTTAAGTTCATTTAGTTTTCCTTCTGGTTGTATTATTTTCATCTACTTAACTCACGATTGGTTACTAACCAACTTCTGTATAAATCTACCCAGCTTTGTAAGTTAGCATATTTTGATTTGGCTTTAGAATAATCTCGTTCAGCTTCACAAAATCCCTCAATATGAGTATTGTATTCTTTAGTACACATAGCTCTTTTTTCTGCTTCCACCATAGAGCAATTACTAATAGTTTTTTCATTAACAGTTAATTGTGCCAAAATAATTTTTTTATGTTCTTCTAATCTTCTGAAATTATAAAGTGCTTGGCACATATCATCAGCATATTTATCAAGCTGATCTCTTATGTCATCTGGGTTTCTTAAGGCAAAGTCCTGCATATCCTTCCTTTTCGTTTTATAGTTGTGTTACTAACCTAAGCTAGTAATTCTTCAAATTTCAAAACTACTTTTGTTTCTAAAGCATCTTTAAGTCTTTTTGCCTTTTCCATTTTATGCTTTAGTTCAAAATATTTCATAGACACTCTATGATGCCTGTCCCTTAAGTTTTGAACTTGATGTTTTATTTTCTCCATCAATTTTTTTTATTCTTGTTGATTTGAATTTAATTCCAGTTATTTCAAGATCAACAAATTTGCCTTTCTCTTGTGTAAGTGCCTCTTGTTCATTATTGAACTCCTCTTTATAAATACCAGTAAATTCTAAATATTTATAACGCACTATCATTTTAATTTTATATATTAAATTTACACAAATAACAATGGGCAGAGTGGCAAAGCCAAAGGGAATTTGGGGGAAAATCTTTGCCACTCAAAAAATTATTTAAAAGTTATGCTTATAGACAAGTTTCATATCTTTTATAAAACTATCTATTGCTTCCTTATTACACTCTAAACCTTTTGATTCAAGTGCAGATTTACACATAGCCATTACGAACATATATTCATCTTTGTTAAAAGATTTAATAGGTTCAACAGTTAATGTAGCACCTAATTCATTAGCAACATTTTGTGCCTCAAATTCCTCTACATTAAAGCTAGTATCTGGTTGAATGTTCTCTTTAAGTTCTTGTATTTTTAAAGTATTGTTTTCTGATGCCACAAAATTAAATGCTTTATCCGCACCTTGTGGAGACCAAATAGTATAAGCAAAAGAAACTTTTTTACCTTCTTTAATAAACTCAGGTATATATTTTCCTTTGATTATAAATATTTCATCACCGATATAGAACTTATGATTTACCTTATCATTAGGTAAGGGTTTGCCAGTTTTATCATTATAATTATGATAAACTTTACTTATTACTCCTTGTTTGTGTGCCATTATTTCTCCTTCTTGTTATTTAAAAAGCGATGCAATTTTAGGCAAGAGATCGCAACATCTTGCATTTCACTATTTATTGGAAATTCTGCTATGTTAAGTTTTCCTTGTTTAGTACAATTAACAATAACACCTTTATTAATTTTTATATCTAGCTGTTCCTCTAAAGCCATAACATATAGATAAAGTTGGACATAATAACTCTCTCTTATGCCAGAACTTGTTTTCCAATCATAAATTATGTACTCATTATTTTTCTTAAATAAAGCATCTAGCGTTCCAGTATATTTATGAATACGAGATAAGACTTTAGTTTCAGTAAAAACTAACTCTAAACCTTCTTGTAAGTCATACCACTCTTTAAATTTATTAAATGATTTTTTCATTAAATCATTATGGATTTCTGGAATTGTTTTATTATGAATATAATTTTCAATCATATCGTGAACTTGACTGCCAACGTGACCAGCTTGGTTCATATTAGAGTTTGCCGCCTTTTTAATTCTGTCAGCAATTTCTAGTAATTGAATTTCATCATAAGATTTACCAGCTTTGATTTGACGAAGAAATTCTTCGCTACACATTTTACTGGTCCAATTACCAATAATTGTTGCGTTTGTTAAAACTTTAGTAATTCCAGTAGCCGAAGGTAATTCTTCCTCATTCCAATAATACTTATGTGGTATCGGATCAAAATACAAAGTTTCCTCTGTATTGTCTTTAAACTTTAGTTTATGTTCTTCCATTTTGCCTTCCCTTTATTTGTTAGTTAGTCTTAGTTATTATCCATAGTATTATAATAAATACTATAATTATAAATATAATTTTATACATACGGATAAATTTTTTCTAGTTTTCCTGTAAGTTGATACAAATATTCATCTTTAATAACAACTTCTTTAATGTATTC